TCACGACCGCCCGAATCCGATGATGAGCAGCTTCAATTTCCGCGAACGGAAGATGAAGGATATCCTGCTCGAGGGAAACTTCTACGCGCTCATCGATTGGGATAATTACGGGTATGTTTCCGCGCTCTGGCCGGTTGATCCCCGGATGGTGCGCATCGGTATCGCTCCTGATGGCCGCGAAGCGATCTATTTCATCAACACGAAAACCTACGGTGAAAAGCCATACCATCAGCAGGAAGTCTTTCACGTTTCCATGCTCGGCGACGGGCTTGTGGGGAAATCGATAGTCAGCTACGCCGCGGACACGTTCGGGCTGGCGCTCGCGCAGGATAAGTTCACGAACAAGTTTTTCGCGAACGGAGCCTATCCCGGCGGAGTCCTTGAGACGGACAAGACGCTTTCGAAGGAGGCTCAGGACCGCCTCAAGATCTCGTGGGCGCAGCAGTACGGCAACACGGCTCAGGGCGCGGGCTGGCACAAGGCCGCCGTGCTTGAGGAGGGCCTCAAGTGGAAAGCGACCACGGTGAACCCGAAGGACGCGATGATCATCGAGTCGAGGAAGTTCCAGATAGCCGAGCTCGTGCGGATGTTCCGCATTCCTCCGCACCTCATCGGCGACATGGAAAAGATGACCTACAACAACATCGAGCATCTCTCGACGGAATTCGTGATGTTCACGCTTCTGCCGTGGACGGTCAGGATTGAGCAGGAAACGAATTACAAGCTGCTTCTCCCGGCGGAGCGGAAAGAGTATTTCACCGAGTTCCTGCTCGATTCAATGATGCGGGGAGATATCAAGAGCCGTAACGAAGCGTATGAAATCCAGAGGCGAAACGGCGTTCTGTCCGCGAACGAATGGCGGGCGAAGGAAAACATGAACCCTCTCGAGGGCGAGCAGGGAAACAAATATCTGTACCAGCTCAATATGGGCGACATGGGCCAGCTCGGAAAAGATAAGGAGCCAGAGAAATGAAAAGAGCATATCTGAATTTCCCGGTTGAGATACGGGCGGAGAAGGCGGAGGGGGAGAAAAAGAAGATCCGGGGTCATGCCGCGGTCTTCAACGTCCTCTCCGAAGACCTCGGCGGCTTTCGGGAAAAGATCGCTCCGGGCGCATTCACAAAGACGCTGAAAGAAAACGGGGGAATCAAGGCGTTCTGGAATCACAACTCCGATCGCGTTCTCGGCTCGACGAAGGCTGGCACGCTGGAGCTGCGAGAGGACGACAAGGGCCTTTCGTTCACGATCGACGCTCCCGACTGGGCCGACGAACACCTGGAGACCATCGAGCGCGGAGACGTGGACCAGATGAGTTTCGGGTTCCGGACGGTCAAGGATCTGTGGGAGAAGAACGCGGACGGGAAAATCGAGCGGACCCTCCTCGAGGTCAAGCTGTACGAAATCTCGCCGGTAGCGATGCCGGCTTATCCTCAGACCGACGCCCAGGTCCGGACGATTGAGCCGGGCCGATTGCAGGAGCTGATCATCCAGGCCGAACACGACCTGATAGACGACGCGGGCCGCGCGGAGCTGCGGTCCCTGCTGTCAACCCTTTCGGAACGGGTTGAGGCGAACCACTCAGACGAGCCGGGCGGAGAGCCGCACCACTCGGAGGAGCCGGGCGATCACGAGGATCCCAAGAAGGACAGCGAAAACCTCAAAACCAGAATGAGGCTTCAGGCCTCACTCATTGGAGACTGACATGAAGGAATTGGAAAAACCGGATGTCCAGAAGCTTCAGCAGATGAAGCGGGACCGGAAAGGCCTGTACGACCAGGCCAAGGCGTTCCAGACGGGGATGGAAGACACCGCCGAGAACAGGGGCAAGCTCGACAAGATGCTGACCGAGGTGGAGACGCTTTCAGTGAAAATCGAGCAGGAAGAGAGGATGCTCGCGATTTCCGATACCCTCGCGGCCCATGCGGATTTCGACAAGGATCGGGATCCCGAATCCCCGGACGCCAAGAGATCCGCGGCATTCAACGACTTCCTACGCAACGGCATCGCCGGGATGAAACCCGAAAACCGGCAGTTCATGGTCGTAGCAGAGGCCCGCGGTATCGGGCCGGCTTCCGGCGGCGGGGCATACATCGTTCCCGAGAGCTTCTACAACAAGGTCGTGGACGTCCAGAAGGCCTTCGGGGGCATGAGGGCCTCGGGCGCGACCATTCTCACGACTTCCGGCGGGAACGACATCCCGGTCCCCAAGGGGGACGATACCGCCAACACCGGCGAGATTGTGACTGACGGCGGCTACACGACCACAGCGGATCCGACGTTCACCCAGATGATCCTCAAGGCGTACATGTACTCCTCTAAGATCGTCAGGGTCGCGATCGCACTTCTCCAGGACGAAGCGGTCAATCTCGAAGCGCTTCTCGCGACGTGGCTCGGGATGCGGATCGCGAGAATCACCAACACGCATTTCACCACGGGGAACGACTCCGACCAGCCCGACGGGGTGATGAACAGCGCGGCCGACAGCTCGGTCGTGACCGCATCCAACACGGCGATCACCTACGGGGAGCTCGTTCAGCTTCAGCACGCCCTGGATCCGGCGTATCAGGCCGGCGGGCGGTACATGTTCAACAACGGGACCCTGTCGGTGATCAAGCAGATGAAGACCAGCACCGAGGGAATCCCTCTCTGGCTTCCCGGGGTGGCCGCGCGCGAGCCGGACACCATCCTCGGCAAGCCGTACACGGTCAACCAGGACATGCCGAACTACGCGAGCGGCCAGAAGGCGATCATCTTCGGCGACTTCTCCAACTACTTCATCCGGGACGTTCGGGGCGCGAGCCTCCTGCGGCTGGTGGAGCGGTATGCGGAATATCTCCAGGTCGGCTTCCTCATGTACTCCCGGCATGACGCCGGTCTCGCGGTTCCCTCCGCGATCAAGTACCTCAAGGCGGCAACCTAACAGGGGGGGGCGTAAGCCCCCTCTCCAAAACAAGGAGAGGAGAAATGATAAGGGCAAAGGAAAAACTGAAAATCGATACCGCGCTCACCCCGCAGGCAATCGCGAGCACGAACGTGACCGGGCCGTACTTCGACCTGTCCGGCTACGACGCGGCGCTTTTCATTCTGACCACCGGCGCGATCGCGGATGGGCATAAGGCGACTCTGCAGATCATGGGGAACGACGTGGCAGGATCCTCGGGGGCGGCGGCGATCACGGGATACGCGGCGGAAATCGAAGCCGTCAACGGCGCGACGATCGCTAAGGTATACGTCAACTCCCCGGACAACGACGACGCGGTGACGATCAACGGGGTGACGTTCACCAAGAAGGCGGCGAAGGACGACTCCAAGAACCAATTCACGACGGTCGCCGAGCTGGTCGCGCAGATCAATGCCGGGGTAGACGGGGTAACCGCGTCTGTTGCCGATACCAACTACGCGCTGGTCATCTCGACCAATCCGGGCGATACCGTGATCACGATGTCAACCACGGACAGCACCAAGCTGGCCGTATCAGTCGTCGCTGCGGTCGGGTATGTCGACGTTCCCGCGCTGGAGGATTTCAGGTGGGTGGCGGCGAAAGTCACCACGGACGCGACAATCACCTGCGATGTCGTGGTGATTCGGTACGATGCCAGGAGGCTCCCCGTCACCCAGGCTGTCGCAGCGGAGTACCCGACGACATGAAGGTAAAACTGCTGGCGCCGTTTCCTCACGATGGCATGGAATACGGGGCGGGGTCGGTTCTCGACCTCGACCCCGTTTACGCGCAAGCCCTGATCGATGGAAAGCGGGCAACAAGCGCGGAAGGAAAGACAGGGGTTGAGGTCTCTGAGCCGCAAGGGCCGACGGAGACCGCGACCATCAAACGCAGGAGATCAAGCGGAGCGTAACGAATGGGCGATCCCGAAGAGCCTACGACATGGACATTGTCGTCGATCGCACTGGTAACGTGGGAGGCGGCGAAAGCCTTCCTCGGCCTTGCCGATGCCGACGAAAGCGACGTGACTTTTCTCATCAACTCCATTTCCGAACGGGTGAAACGTCTGACTGGCCGCGTTTTTGTCGAGGACGACTACGAGGAGTACATCGAAGGGTTCGGCGACAACGTGATCCGGCTTGCTCAGTATCCCGTGACGGAAGTCACGGCGCTCAAGATCGACAGTTCCAGGCAATTCGGGGATTCGACCGCACTGACAAGCACCGAGTATCTCCTTGAGGCAGAGGCGGGCGTGATCAGGCTGTATAGCAGGGTCACGCCGCGAGCCCCGGGAGTCATCTACTGTGATTACAGCGCCGGTTATGAGATCGTACCGGAGCATATCCAGGAAGCGGTTTTCGAAACAATCTCCTGGAATCTTGGGCGGTTTCGCGGTCGCGGGATCGGGATGGAGTCGCAGAGTGCGGAGGGCGTTGTCGTCAGGCCAACGCTTACCATTCCGCCGTCTGCGTGGTCCGTATTCATGGGCGAAAAAAAGGAATTCGTCTGATGCTTGATACCGAGATCAAGGTCAGCGATCGGGTATTCCCCGAGCTTCGGCGCTTTTCCAAGGCGATGCCCGAGATACACAACTTCATCATTTCCGAGATTGCGGAGGCCTTCGCGCATAAGGAAAAAACCGTCTTCGGAGCCATGTTTGATCAGGAGTCCGGGCAGACGAGGGAGTCGATCAAGTTTTTCAAGATCCGCCGAAGCCATTTTCGTGTGCGTCCGGGCGCCGGAGTTAACGGCCGGCTGAATTATCTCGCCATTTTCCAGAAGGGCGGGACGATTCTGCCAAAGAAGAAAGCGTCGTTGGCGATCGAGTTTGAGGGAGGGGTAGTCCGGCTCGTGAAAAGCGTATACATCCCTCCCCGGCCGTTTGTCTCGGTCGCGGACGAAGCGTTCCAGTCCTCCGGAGATGCGGACCGGATAGCATACAACACGCTCGATCGCTGGCTGACCAGGAGGGGGCTATGAAAGATCTGGTTCCTAAGAAAATGGAGGCTGAAGCATGATCGCCCTCGTGATGGAAGAAACGCTATACGGCCTCAAGGATACCGTGGAGACCTATCTCCCCGCAGTCCTCGCGCAGATCGTTTCAGAGCATACCGAGGATTCGGTAGACCTGCCGGATATCGCCGAGTACCAGGTGGGCTATCGAGACATTTTCAATCAGAAATACTACCCGCGGGCGGATTTTTTCTCCGGCCCGGCGGATATAGAAACAGCGGGTCAAAACGCGCAGGAATACGACCTTGCTCACGGGATCGTCATTACCGTCACGGACACAGATCCGGAGACGCTTACCAAGCGACTCATGAGATACGCCGAGGCCGTGCGGGAAGTTATCCAGAGACATCAAACGCTCGGCGGCGCGTGCACTTACGCGTCCGTTGAGACGATTCAACCATATCCCGGGGCAGCCGGGCAGAAACAGATCGCCGTCGTGGTGCTGACGGTCGGAATTCAGGTGGAGGTACAGTAAATGTCGGACAAGGTGAATAACGTAAAGGTCTGCGTTGGAATGGAGGCTACTCCCGGGGCCGGAGCTACCATGGCGCACGTGATTCCTGTGAGCGCGATGCCGTCGCTCGATAAAACGGCGCAGAACGAGAGGGATCCGGCGCTTCTTGGACTGGGAATGCACAGCGGGAAGCTGCTTGTCTCCTACGATGTAGCCGGCGGACTTCCGATCACGCTGCGGAACGTCGGTGGGGTGGGATGCGTGCTCGCCTCGCTCCTCGGCAAGGAAGAGACCCCGGTAGAGGTGGGCGGCGGGATCATCATCCGCTATGTCGGAAGCGCCGCATCGTGCAAGATCGTCGCCGACAATCTGGCCGGGACTCTCACGAGCTCA